AAGTTGTTGGTGTTACTTCTACTACGATTGCAAATAATGATTATGGTTATGTAACGATACATGGTAAAATAAGAGGACTTAACACTTCGTTATTGACTGCTGGTCAAGAGTTGTTCTTGTCCGATACACCAGGTGAATATCAAACAACTCCACCAGCAACACCAAGTGTGCCAATGGCAATTGGTTATGTCACTCTGTCTGATGTAACAGACGGTTCGATTCTTGTCTATTCTCATTTGATGGAAGGCAAGAATAAAACAAACGGTGCTATTCTGTTTGGTCGCAATGGTGCTATTGACCAAGATCCTACTAAACTGTATTGGGATTATGTCAATGACCGTTTAGGTATTGATACAGACAGCCCACAAGCAAACCTACACGTTGCTGGTGATGGTTTGTTCACAGGTAATCTGACCATTACAGGCAATCTGGTAGTTAGTAATGCTCAAACAATTACTACAGATCAATTGTTTATTGGTGGTAACAATGTAATTCTGAGTGCCAATGTTGTTGGTACACCATCACTCAATGCTGCGATCATTGTCAATCGTGGCGACTCACCTAACGCATACATTCTTTGGGATGAAACTGTCAATGAATGGTTAGCATACGAAGGCACTGGTGAACCTGGTCATATTCTTCTTGCGAATAAAACTGCGAACAGTTGGTTAGTATATAACACTTTTGAAGCATACGAAAAAGAATTTTATCCTATTGGTGCGAATCTTGCAAACAGCACTAATGAACTTGCTAAAGCAGGATTTGCGACTGCGAACATTGCAGAAAACTTAGCAATTGCAAGTTTCAAACATGCAAATTCTGGCTTCATTCAAGCGAACTCATCATATGCTCATGCCAATGCCGCTTATGTGTCTCAAAATGCTACTGGTCAATATGCGAATGCTTCGTTCATAATCGCAAATTCTGGATTTATACAAGCCAACGCATCTTTTAATCACGCCAATGCTGCGTTTGCTGCTGCGAACAATGTAGCACCACAAGTTCAACCGTCATACGATACTGCTAATGCTGCGTTTATTCATGCTAACGCATCATTTGTAAAAGCAAACACTGCCGATTCAAATGCTTTGTCTGCTGGCTCATATGCTAACTCTGCGTTTGATCATGCTAATGCTGCTTTTGCTTCAGCAAATAACGTAGCACCACAAGTACAACCAGCATTCAACACAGCAAATTCAGCATTCATTCAAGCCAACGCATCATTCGACCATGCTAATGCTGCTTTTGCTTCGGCAAATAATGTAGCACCACAAGTACAGCCAGCATTCAACACTGCTAATGCGGCATTCATTCAAGCAAATGCGGCATTCATTCAAGCAAATGCGGCATTTATTCATGTCAATGCTTCGTTCGATAAAGCAAACACTGCCGATATAAATGCGCTGTCTGCCGGTTCATATGCTAACAGTGGATTCATTCATGCGAATGCTGCGTTTGGTAAAGCCAACAATGCTGATGCGAATGCTTTGTCAGCTGGATCTTATGCCAACTCTGCGTTTGCTGCTGCGAACAATGTAGCACCACAAATACAACCAGCATATGATACAGCTAATGCTGCTTTCATACAAGCAAATGCGGCATTTATACACGCCAACGCTTCGTTCGACAAAGCAAACAATGCTGATTCAAATGCTACATCGGCGGGAGTATATGCTAATGGTGCATATGTTCATGCGAACGCTGCTTTTGCTGCTGCTAATAATGTGTTTCCGCAAGTTCAGCCGGCGTTTCATACCGCTAATGCGGCATTTATTCAAGCCAATGCTAGTATTCTTCACGCACAGTCTGCTTTCCATCACGCAAATGCTGGATATGTGGCAGCAAACACCGCCGACGGTAAAGCAGTAACATCAGGTGACTATGCGAATGCGGCATTTATTGTTGCCAATGCTACGACAATTCAAGCAAATGCTGGATTTAATCATGCGAACTCTGGCTTTACACAAGCAAACTCAGCATTTTTCCATGCGAATAGTGGCTTTATTCAGGCGAATGCTTCTTACAATCAGGCAAACGCATCATTTATCGTAGCTAACGCAACATCAACGCAGGCTAACGCAGCATTCGATCATGCTAATGCCGCTTTTGCTTCGGCAAACAATGTAGCACCACAAGTACAACCAGCGTTTAATACTGCCAATGCGGCATTCTTGCAAGCCAATGCCGCTTTTGATAAAGCAAATACTGGTGCTAATGCTGAAGTTAGAAGTTTCTCTACAACATCAAATGGTGCTGTTTCTACATATGCTTTAGGGTTTACACCAACATCAAATACAGCAGTAATTGTTTCAATTGGTGGTATTGTACAAACTGAACTTGCTGATTATGAAGTAAATCGTTCGAACAGTTCGATCTCATTCAATGAGCCTCCACCTGCTGGAGAATCTGTTCGTGTAGCAGGATTCAATAATGTAAATCTTTATACTCTTGATGTTGCGAACTCTGCTGGTGCCATTGTTGTTTCGTATAATGGTATTGGTGATGGTGTAACGCAGGGCTTTAATTTAGGATTTAGACCGGAATCTGGCAACGCCATCTTTGTTTCAATTGGTGGTATTTTACAACCCGAAGACGCATATACTGTAAATCCATCAACAAATAACATTACGTTTATTACCGCTCCTGGCAACGGAGAAAATATTCGTGTAGTTGGATATGACAAAGTTAATCCATACTTTGTTCAATATGTCAGTTCAAATGTTTCAGTATCAACATTCGAAACAGTTGCGAATGGTAACTTCACGACATTTAACTTAGGATTTTTACCACAAGCACGTGAAGTGTTGATCGTTTCTGTTGATGGTGTTATTCAACCAATTACATCATACACAGTCAACAATATTCAACAAACAATTACTTTTGACGGTGCTCCTGCTAGTGGTGAATTAGTTCGTGTCATTACAATGTACACGACAGCAAATGCTTTCATCACACCAGATGGTTCGATTAGTTTAGCCAAACTTGACACTCAGTTATACAATCTGATATACAATTCAAGTAATGTAGCGAATAACATTTCTAATACAGCAAATATTGCAATTGCAAATGTTCAGGCAAGTGCTAATGCTACATTGAATACAGTTTCAAATACAGTCAACGCTTCGTTTATTACAGCTAATGCCGCTTTCATACAAGCAAACGCAGCATTTATTCAAGCAAATACTGCCGCATCTACTGGGAAGGCAATTGCTATGGCTCTTGTATTTGGAGGATAACAAATGTTACAAACAATAGGTTCCGCTAGAATAGCAAACAGTGCAGTAACAACTGTCAAGATAGCAGATTATGCCGTTACAAACACCAAAATTGCCAATGCTGCCATCACTGTAGAAAATATCTCAGCGGATACTTTACCTAATTACGACTTAGATGATATATCATATCTGGCAGATGGAAATACATTAAATTTTCCATTAAGATATAACACAACAAATGTATCTGTCAGAGATCCGTCAAGTTTGATGATAATTGTAAATGGTACAATACAGAAACCTTATGCGAACACCTATGGTTCAAACACTTGGATAACTAACATATATGCCCCCGATGGTGGTTATATGTTAGACAGTGATGGTACAATTCGTTTCTCCGAACCCGTACCGAACGGGTCAACAATTCAAATAAGAGTCGTTCCTGGCATCGCAAATACCGTTCAGAGAACTTATCCTTACCGACCAATCGATATTATGATTGGCGAATAAAAGACTAAATAGTAGAGATTTTAAAAAATAATCAATTACCCAATTATTTGGAGTCGAAATGGCTAGAAAAGTATTATCTGATACATACTTCTCGTTCACACCGTCAAGCAGAACGATTGTATTTAATCAAATCATTCAAAGAGAGAGATTCGTTCTCATTACGAATCTGAACACGAATCAGGTAATCTACAATTTTTCAGATCCAAATCTGAAAATTACCTCATATTCAACATCGACAAACAACACTACTGGAGCAGCAACGACAAGTATCGTTCTTCAGTACAATACAACTGCAATGTCGGCGACCGACGATCTGCAAGTTGTCATTGATGAGTATGAAGAGAAGTTTACTCCGTCAGAACTGTATACTGACCCAGTAAATAAATTCAGAACAAGTCAACCACAAGCATTGATTGATACTGACTTTGAATATTCCACTCAATCAACGAAATGGGAATCTTTATCTCTTGTCAATAATCGACCATATGCATACCAAAACACAAGTGCAAACACCATTTTTTCTACTGGTGGACCACTAACTGTAACAGCCATTGCAGTCAACTCCAATTCCAGCGTGGTTACAGTTTACACCGCAAACACTGTTGCTGTAAACACTCCAGTTTTTGTAACAGATACGGCATGGGGACCTGCTGATGGAACATTCATGGTCGATTCAGTAACACCAGGCCATGCAATTCGTTACACAACAAAACAACGTTACATTAACACAGCAGCAGGCATAGCAAACGTTAATATTAACATTCCTGGTGTAAGTGCTGTTGCAAACGGTTCAGTGTACTCACGTGCTAATATTGGTATTGCAAACATTAACTTCATCAGCACATTTGCAAACGGTCAAATTACAACAACTCAGCCACATGGTTTGTCATTAGGCAATGAAGTTATTATTCAGGGTGCATTTGCTGCAACATCTGGTACACCAAACGGTACTTACACAATTACTGGCGTCTACTCTAATACTACTTTCCGTATTGATGCTAACGTAGCACCAGTAAGTTCTGGTGGTATCACTTCTTCACTGGCAAACTTGTTCTCTGCCGGTCGTTCAACAATCGTACATCGTGCATATGATGGTGGTGTTGAATTTGGTACAGCAGCAGAAGGTCATAATAATCAATTGATTCGTCAGACACGCCGTTATTTCCGTTACCAGTCTGGTAAAGGTATTCAGATGTCAACTGGTACGTTGATGAAGCCGGCGATGCGTGTTGATAGTATTATCAGTTCAGGTGTGGTTGTAACAGTCAAAACAAAAGAGCCTCACTTCTTAGATGCAAACGTATCAATTAATGTCACCAATTGTAATGAGGTGGCATACAACGGAACATTTAATGTTTTTGAAACACTGGATCCGTATACATTCCGTTATGTTGCAAATAGCACACCATCATCTTCTACAGCGACAGGCTTATATCGTATAACCGTCAATAGTTGGTTTGGTGCTATTAACCGTGTTGGTATGTTTGATGATCAAAACGGATTGTTTTTTGAATATGACGGTACAACATTATCGGCTGTTAGACGTTCATCAACTCGTCAAATTTCTGGTTACATCAGTGCAAACACTTCAAATACACAGATTGATGGTGTGAATGTCAACGGTGTAACAACCAAGTTCTCTTCTGAACTTGAAGTTGGTGACTATATCGTTATCAAAGGTATGTCATATCGTGTCATTGAAATTCAATCTGACACAAGATTACATGTTTCTCCTGCGTATCGTGGTGAAACTCCACTTTTCCAAGCAGTTGCAAACAAAACTATTGATTTTAAATATACGCAATCAGAGTGGAATATAGATCGCTGTAATGGAACAGGACCATCAGGATATAATATTGATTTAAGCAGAATGCAAATGTTGTATCTAGATTATTCATGGTATGGTGCTGGTTTTGTTCGTTGGGGATTCCGTGCTACAGATGGTAACATTATCTACTGCCATAAAGTAGTTAATAATAACGTCAACTATGAAGCATATATGCGTTCAGGTAACTTGCCCGCACGTTATGAAACAAATACGTTCTCACGTAGAACCAGACTTCAAGCAACGATGAACTCCGGTGACAATACAATGAACGTAGCAAATGCTTCAGTTTTCCCAACAGCAGGTACATTGTGGGTATACGGTGGACCTGGTGGTCTGAGCGAATTCATTAACTATAATGGCATTTCAAATAATTCACCATCGGGTTGGACATTTAATAATCTTACACGTGGCCAAACTGGTGCCACCATCAACTGTGTGATGTCTACGACAAGCACAGTATTGAATTTGGTAGCAGGTCAAGCAACGACTGGCATTCAACCTGGCATGTATGTAAGTAATGCTAACATTCCTGGTACAGCAATTATTACTTCAGTTACTCCTGGTGTATCGATTCAACTTTCACAAGCACCACAAATTGGTGGCACAGGTCTTGTGACATTTATTCCAATGGGTAATACAGCACAAACGTTTACGTTCTCATCAACTTCGCCAACTTCTGTTGAACTTCATGCGCCAGGTTATTCACCTAGATTGAGTCATTGGGGTACTTCTGTAATTATGGATGGTCGTTACGATGATGATAAGTCTTTCGTGTTTACTCAAGGTATGCCAGTTGCAAGAAGCATACCTCCTGGTCAGCGTATGGCAATACAAAGTTTCCGTATTTCACCATCGGTTAGTAATGGTGTTCCTGGTTCAAGACTTGGTGATCGTGAAGTAGTTAATCGTATGCAAATGATTCTACGTCAATTAGACCTCCTCTCTGGTGGTCAGTTCTTGATGGAAATTCTTTTGAATGCATCAACTGCAAATGCTACACCACAGTGGGCTTCAGTCGGTGGTTCAAGTTTGGTTCAATATATTAATCATAGCGCAGACACAAGAATTGATGGTGGTGAAGTTATCTACGGCTTCTTCACTAACTCATCTGGTGGTACAACGAACTTGACAACAACTTCAGTCGAACTTAACTTAGTTCGTGACTTGGGTAATAGTATTTTGGGTGGAGGAACACTTGATCCAAATCGTGGTTTCTTTCCCGATGGACCTGATATCATTACAATTTGTGCCCGAAACGTTGGTACGGGGGCAGCATCTATCTTCTCTAGATTGTCGTGGACAGAAGCACAGGCATAAATGTTATCAGTAACTACATTACCAATACTGCAAGCCGTAAATGAAAACAAAGAATTTTATTTCGGCTTGCAGCCAGGTCTGTCTGGAAGAGCGGATGTTGAATACGTAAATCGTAGCATATCATTTAATCCTGCTTCCAACACCATTACTATTGGTGTTAATTTAAATCTTGGAAGAAATACGGTCAATGGTGTGGCAATTGCTGAGTCTTCGTTGCCTTCTACAAAACTTTTACCAATTAATCGTCTACTGGAAAACACATATCTAATACCAGGTTCAGCGAATGGTAACGTAAGTATTTTTGTTGGTGATAGTTCAGTGTATTATTTGACTGGCAATACAGCTGGAAATGTTACATTTGATTTGCGAGTAAGTCCTCAAGTTCCTCTTGATAGTTTGATGGGGAATGGACAGTCACTTACGACAGCTTTTATAATGACGCAGGGTGGTGGCATACAGTATTTGGCTAATCTTTCTATTGATGGTGTGTATCAAGCAAATAGTACCAGATGGAGTGGCAATAGTAGGCCTACTTACTCTACATCACTTACAAGTCAACAGTTGGATGTGTACACTTTTACGACAATAAAAACAGGAGCCAACACATATTCAATTTTGGGCTCAAGAACATCATACGGTTTTGGTTAAATAAATGATTCAAAAAGTTCGCACACCTCTTATTAGTACAACAAGTATTACTGGTAATTTGGTTGCCTCTGGCGCCATTGCTGGTAATAATATTGTAGAGGGTCAGATTACTGGCAACTTGATTGCTGTTGGGGCTATTGCTGGTAACAATATTGTTGCTGGCACAATTACGGGAAATTTGATTGCTGTTGAGGCTATTGCTGGTAACAATATTGTTGCTGGCACAATTACGGGAAATTTGATTGCGAATAATGCTGTATCTGGAAATAACATAGTATCACCTCCAGACATTTTTGATGATGTCTTTTTGTTTGGGGGTATGTAAATGTCTGAACAAAAAGTAGAGTCGGGTCGTATAGCAGATGGTGCAATTCTTGGAAACAAGATTGCATCAAACGCCGTTCGTGGAAATAATATTGTTGCAAGTGCCATTACGGGAAACCTTATTGCTGATGGTTCTGTTTCTGGTAATAATATTGTTGATAATGCCATTCGTGGTAATAACATTGTTGCTGGCACAATCACAGGCAATTTAATCGCAGACGGCTCAATTTCTGGTAATAATATTGTTGATAATGCCATTCGTGGTAATAACATTGTTGCTGGCACAATCACAGGCAATCTTCTTGCCGCACAAACAATTACTGGTGATGACTTAGCACCAAACAGTATTCGTGCTAACAACATCGTAGCAGGTCAAATTGCAAGTAACACACTTACTTCAAATTTACAAATATCACTTACGCAAGTATTTGAGACTGCCAATGTTTTTACAACAGCAGTAGGTGGTAATGTAAACATTGATTTGCAGAATAATACAGTATATTTCTTTTCATCAAATACCACTGCAAATGTAACTTTTAATCTGAGAGCAAATACACAGAACACCCTTGATTCACAACTAGGAATAGGTCAATCAGTTACTACAGCAATTTTGTTGAAACAAGGTGCAACAAGATTTCGTGCTAATGTTTACGTCGATGGTGTATTACAGGCACCGTTTTACTTGGGTAATTCTGCACCTTCTTTTGCGGCAACACAACAAGAATCTATTGACATATATTCGTTCAATGTTATAAAAACAGCAGCGAATACATATACAATATTGGCAGCAAACTCTAATTTCCAAAGAGCAACAAATCAGAATCCATAACTTATGGCAACTATAAACACAAGACAACAATTCAAAGATTACTGCCTGCGTAGACTAGGATTTCCGGTTATTGAAATCAACGTTGACGATGATCAGGTAGATGATCGAATTGATGATGCGCTTAATTTTTGGCGTGATTATCATTATGACGGTACAGAAAAACTGTACATGAAACATCAGATCACACAAGCGGATATTGATCGTCAATGGATTTATTGTCCTGATGCCGTACAATTTGTTACGGGTATTTTTCCATTTGATCAGTCTAACGCATCGATCAATATGTTTGATTTGCGTTATCAGTTGCGTCTACATGATCTTTATGACTTTACGTCGGTATCGTATGTGTCATACGAAATTACCATGCAGCACCTTCGTACATTGAATCTATTGTTCTCTGGTACACCACAATTCCGTTTTAATCGTCATCAGAACAAAGTGTTTCTTGACATTGATTGGTCAAGAGATGTTCAACCAGGTGAATGGGTTGTCGTTGAGTGCTATCGCACAATTCGACCAGAAACAATTGTGTTGACGGGTACAGTAACGGGTGATCCATCATCAAATACAATCGTGGGTTACGGTACAAAATTTGACCAAGAAATTGTACCATTTGATTTCATTACTATTGGCACAGAATCAAAACAAGTTGGTAACATTGAGTCGCCCACAAGTTTGACATTAGTTGGACCACCAACATTAACGCATAGTAATTCAGCCATTCAAATTGAAGGCACGACTGATGTGTGGAATGATCGTTTTCTGAAACAATTGGCTACAGCAAAAATCAAACAGCAGTGGGGTAACAACCTTAAAAAGTTTGAAGGTATTCAAATGCCGGGTGGTGTTACGCTGAATGGTCAGAAAATTTATGATGAAGCATCAGAAGAAATCAAAGAGATGGAAGAACAGATTTATCAAATGGGTTCACTACCTTCGGAAATCTTTACTGGCTAATGTCAACTAACTTTTATTTTAATAATTTTCCGTCAAAGCTGGGTGGTGGCAATGTCATCACTCCAGAACAGTTATTGGTCGAAAATCTTGTCATTGAAGCACTCAAGATTTATGGCTTGGATGTTTATTATTTACCACGCACAACACGTGATCAAGTAGACTATCTGTTTGGTGAAGATGTTTTGAAAGAATATCGCACTGCACATCCAATTGAAATGTATCTAGAAAATGTAAACGGCTTTGATGGTGAACAAGATTTCATATCTAAGTTTGGTTTAGAGATTCGTGATGAAGCAACATTGCTTGTCTCACGACTGAGATTTAGGTATGCGGTTAATGGTTTAACAAGACCTCTTGAAGGTGACTTGATTTACATACCAATGACTACAAGTTTCTTTGAGATTACCAGTGTAGAATCAGAAAACGATCAAGCCATGTTTTATACATTAGGTCGTGGTCGAGGTGGTAATGTGTATGTGTATGCTTTGAAAATGAAACAGTTTTACTTTTCAAATGAAGTTATTGAAACAGGCATTTCAGAAATCGATGGCAATATTCGTAATTACTATCCAAAACTTCGTATTTCATTAGGCTCTGGTTCAGGTAAATTTCTTAACGATGAAATTGTATATCAAGGTTCAAATCTCTCTTCTGCTACAGCACAAGCACTAGTTTACGATTTTCAACCAAATTCATACATTGATGTGTATAGAATGCAGGGTGATTTTGTCGCATCGGCTAATGTGAAAGGTAATACAAGTTCTTCACAATGGACAGTCACACTTGCTTCTGATGCTCCAGTTCAAAACACAGCATTTGAAGACATCATTGACAATGCTCGTATTGAAGCAGCGGGTGATGGTATCATTGACTTTACGGAAGTGAATCCGTTTGGAGAACCTTGATGTTAGGTAATTCTCAATTTTATCATCGCACCATTCGTAAAATGGTGGTTGTGTTTGGTACAATGTTCAATGATCTTGAAATTGTTCGTTATACACAATCTGGTAGCCCAAAAGAAAAACTTAAAGTACCATTGTCATATGGTCCTAAAGAAAGATATCTGACACAGATTACTTCTGATCCAAATTTGATCAAATCGATAAACTCTGTAATACCAAGAATGTCATTTAATCTTGACAACCTTGAGTATGATTCAAGTCGTAAACAGATTTCCACACTACAGAATTTTGCTGCTGCTACAAACACCGGAGTTGCTACACAATATTTACCTGTGCCATATAACTTTGAATTTAGTTTATCAATTTATGTTCGCAACACAGAAGATGGCACACAAATACTGGAACAAATACTACCATTCTTCACACCAGATTTTAGTGTTGTAGTAGATTTTATTCCTCAAATGAATCAGAAGTACACAGTGCCTATCATACTTAATTCAGTAGCATCGACAGTTGATTATGAAGGTGGCATGGGTGATGGTACAACACGAATTATTGTTTGGGATTTAACGTTTACAGCCAAGAGTTTCATCTGGCCACCAGTCAAAACAGGTAAAATTATTAATGCTGCTAATACCAATATCAACATTGATCTTACCTCAAAAGAAATTCAAAAAGTCTATGTTGACTATGCGAATGGTAACAATGTGTTTACAACTGGAGAAACACTCCGTGATAGTGCCAATGGATTCTTTGGTACTGTAGAATACTTCAGCAACACTTCACTTGGCACATTAGTCATTACTGGTGGTAATAAGTATATACAAACTGGCTATACACTTACAGGTGATTATTCTGGAGCAAGATATAATGTGTCTACGCTAGATACAACTTCAATCAATGCTGCTGCGGTAATTGTTGAGCCTAATCCAACAACAGCCGCACCGCCAGCAGACTTTGGATTTATTGAAACGATTAAAGAATGGCCTGATACATTATCATGAAAAAACTGAATAAAAATTTATCTGAAATCTTTGATGTTGAGCCTATTGAAGAAGGCCGAATCGAAACAATGCCTGTTGTAATAGATGATAGTGCTAATCAAATTGATGCCGATGCTGAATTTGCTCGTACAAATATGCGTTCATTGATTGATAATGGTAACCGAGCATTGACTGAATTAGCTTCAGTTGCGAATCAATCAGAGTCACCAAGAGCATATGAAGTCTTAGCCACAATGATGAAAAATCTGGCTGAGATGAATAAAGATTTACTAGAGTTACAAAAAAGAAAAAAAGAGCTTGCACCTCAGTCGGAGTCTAGTAAAGGAGTCAACGTCGATAAAGCAATCTTCGTTGGCTCCACTACCGAATTACTTAAAATGATCAAAGGAAATAAATAAAATTATGGAACAACTAATCGAACAAATGAAGGTTATTCTTGGTACGAACTTTGCTTTGTACTTTAAAGCACATACCTATCATTGGAATGTAGAAGGTCCAAACTTTGCTGAGTATCATGGTTTTCTTGGTACATTCTATGAGGCAGTGTTTGATCAAACTGATCTAATCGCAGAACACATTCGTGCGTTAAATTCTTATGCTCCAACAACTCTTGGAAGAATGAGTGAATTGTCCAAGATTACTTTTAACGTAGCGATACCTGCACCAGTCGTAATGATGTCTGAACTTGCCGCTGACAATGATAAATTTATCATGGAACTTCGTACAGGTATTGCTGTTGCTGACGCTGCTGACGAACCTGCTGTAGGTAACTTCTTACAAGATATTCTAGACGCTCATCAAAAACATGGTTGGATGCTGAAGAGTTTTACACGATAAATTATGGATGACGGGTACCTTGGTAATGCACGGCTCAAACGAGTCGGTGTTGAAATATCCTACACTGAAGAGCAATTAAAAGAGATTGTAAAATGCACCGAAGATCCGGTGTACTTTATTCGTAACTATGTCAAAATTGTCAACGTAGATAAAGGTCTTGTGCCTTTTGAGATGTGGCCATTTCAAGAAGACATGGTTCGTACATTTCATGACAATCGTTTTTGTATCGCAAAAATGCCACGACAAGTTGGTAAGACAACTACAACTGTCGGGTATATGCTTTGGTCAGCATTGTTCAACGAAGAATTCGTAATTGGTATTCTTGCCAACAAACTCCAACTTGCTCAAGACATTCTTGCTAAGATACAAAAAGCCTATGAGTATTTACCTTCATGGCTTCAACAAGGTATTATCAACTGGAACAAACGTTCGATTGAATTAGAAAATGGTTCAAAGATTTATGCTTACGCTACATCAGCAGCGGGTGTTCGTGGTGGTTCATATAATCTAATCTTTCTTGACGAATTTGCTTTTGTGCCACACAACATGGCAG